AGCACGGCGACGCGAAGGCTGCGGAAATTGCGATCGGGAGAGCCCACCGCGAGCTGACCCAACTCCTTGAACTGTGGCCAGTAGGGCAGGGCGCTACCTTCCATGTCTTGGTCACGGTCGACCGCAAGGGCCGCGGCGATCCGTATGCTCCGTGAATTTGTTGGAGCGAGTTGTATACTCGGGTCGCGAGGATGCCCATGAGTCTCGGAACCATCCTGCGGGTGAGCCAGCAAGACGCCGGACAGGGCGAGATCATCACCGCCGACGTCACCTTCGGCCCCAACTACCAGACCAACGGCGAACCGATCACAGCCCAGAAGCTTGGTTTCCGCGTTGGATCGGAGCTCAACTCGGTTTCAACTTCCCAAGAGGGTGATCGCGGTTTCGAGTATGAGCAGGACCCAGACCCAAAGAAAAGGCACCAGGGCAAGTTGCTCGCCTACGAAGAGACGGCAGGGAAGATCGGTGAGGTTCTGAACGGAACGGACCTCTCTGGGGTGACGGTCCGAGTAACGGCGGTGGGACGATGAGTAGTCTAAGGCTACAAGCGCTCGTCAGTCAGAAAAGGGTCTTTCAATTAGGCGGGGGAACCAACTCGGCTCAAGGCGACGGCAGCACGAACGACGGAAACAACTCGTTAACCCATGGCGACGGAGTTGTGGTCGACTCTGACTCTGACCCAGTAACAGCTATAGGTGAGAACCTCAAGGTCTTAGAGACCAGCAAGCGTGTCTTGTTTGTGGGGGCGGATGGCACGATCAAACGGGCGTTTGACGTCGCAGCAGTTGGCGAGGATATCAACATAGGAGACGGTGCTTCACTTATTCGGTTTCTTGCCTTCCTCGGTAGTCGGCGTATCTCCGTAGTGGGAGGTGGGGGCTCTCGTGGGGCTGCCGGTAGTGGTAGTGAAGATATTACCATTGAGGGATCATACCGGCAGGTTTCCTCCGATGGCAGTAGGCAGATTTCATTTGAAAGCTGCGATCAGGTTTCCGCTGACGGCAGCAGGGAAATCACACTCGAAAACTGCAACCGTGTTTCTGCTGACGGGAGTAGGGCCGTCACAGCTTTGCGGGTTCGCGACGCCGATATCCAAGGTTGCGATATCGACGTGGTGGACACCAACAGCGCTATCATCAATGGACAAGGGCATAGGGTTGGTCTCCTGGCACCCTGTGGGGGCATTAGCATTAGCGGGTTTGACCACACGGTGGACGGCACCTTCAATTCCACAATAGACGGCTTTCGCTGCGTCATGGTTGGTGCCAGCAATTCAACGAACGTCGGCAACGATAACAAGAACGAAGGCAAGAGAACCAGCACGCATGGGATAGAGGCCCACGCACGAGAGGACGACCATAAGGCTTGGGGCGGAGAACGCAATGAGGGGCTAGGGGCTGACCAGCGTTCCATAATTGACAAATACTTCACGACCGCGAGCGTGGCGCAGTTCACCGGACACTCTTTGTTCATTGCTCCTGACAGGTCGTGTAAGGTGCGCGCGGAGGTTACTGCGAAGATGACCACGAACGGTCTGATTGCCACGTTTGACGTGCTGCCGTTCACTGTCGGACGCATCGGGAACGGACCTGTGGTTATCCTCGATCCGGCTTTGCACTTGACTACGGGTGGTCCGTTGGTTGGTGCGTTGGCAGCCGTGGGAACTGGTCGATCTGCTGATGCTGTTGCTGCCGCAATTGCCGCGGAGGTTGACGAGACTCCTGCAGGCGCGACCATTGGACCGGACGCTGGAGCCGGCTTCGACCTTACTGCCACGACCATTACCCGCAACGACGGCGGCGACTGGCTTGTGGACGACAAGCTGAAGAAGGGTAGCTTCGTCACCATCGCCAACGCAACCAACGGGGCCAACGATGGGGTCCATGAGGTCACGGGCGCTACGGCCGGCGTGCTCACGTTGGGCAACTCGATACTCACCCCCACTACCGGCGACAACACCATCACCCTCGACAAGACCGTGGACACTATCGACGCTCTCGTGGAGGGTGATCCGGGCCGAACGGATTGGCACTGGACCTGGTTCATGACCGAAGAAAAAGGCACGGCGTAAGGAATAGATCATGGCTCTCAAAGACATAGTGGGCGCTGGTCCCTCGACCAAGGGCTACCAGGCCGCGCAGCTTGTGATCGACCTATCCACTACCGCGAGGCGGAAGATCGACCGGCTTCAGGAGTTCGTGGACGACAACGGTGTGACCGATGTCAGCACGGACTGGGAGGCCGCGTCACCAGGAGCCACGCAGGAGGCCGTGGATCTTCTGGCCAACACCGTCCTGGTGGCGAACCACAACCTACCGACCATTGGACCGGACGGCGGAACGGGTTTTGCGATCACTGCCACGACCATTACCCGCAACGACGGCGGTGACTGGATCGAGGACAAGTTCAAGACGGGCAGCTTCGTCATGATCGCCAACGCGGAGGACGTGGCCAATGACGGTGTTCACCAGGTCACGGGCGTCACCGCTACCGTGCTCACGTTGGGTAACTCGGCACTCACGCCCAACACGGCCGATACCACCGTCACCTTCGGCCAGGGCGCGCGAGTCGCGCCTGTAGACCAGTCCCACGTTCCGGTATAGCCTCCCGTAGCGGTGAGCTCAATGGCAGGCCAGGGACCAAGGGAATGACAGAGGTCGCCGAGCTTCAGCCTACTTTCGAGCTCGACACCCGCGAACTCGCGCGCATTCACCCTGGATGGTTTGCCTATCTCGCTAGCCAGAAGAAGTGGATGCCGGCGAGGCACCTGCGGCTTCTGGCTGACGAACTCGTTAACGTAGCCACCGGCGAGACGCCGCGGCTGATCATCAATCTCGCGCCGCGCCATGGGAAATCGACCATCGTCAGCAAGTATTTTGCGGCCTGGTATCTGAGCCTGCATCCGCAGCAGCGGATTATTTTCGCGAGCTATGCCGACGGCTTCGCGCGCAAATGGGGTGCGGCAGCTCGCGACGCGTTCTACGAAAACGGCGAAATATTCGGGGTCACCTGCAATCCGAAAGCGTCGGCCGGTTACTGGGAGATCCTCGCAAACGAGGACGGCCGCGGGTGGAAGCCGTCGGGCGGCTACATGAAGAGCGTCGGCATCGGCGCTGGCCTGACTGGCTACGGTGCCGAGGTCGTTATCGTCGATGACCCCGTGAAGGACTACCGAGAGGCGGCATCCGCCATTGTCCGCGAAGCAGTGTGGCACTGGTTCAACGCGGTCCTGATGACACGCCTGCAGCCCAACGGTGCTGTCGTGATTATTATGACGCGATGGCACCATGATGACCTGGTCGGCCGGCTTCTCGAACAAGACCGGATCGGCGAAGGTGAGAACTGGAAGGTCATCAACCTTCCCGCGCTGGCCGAGCAGGGCGGCGAGCCGGACATGCTCGGCCGCAGGCCAGGCGAAGCCCTGTGGCCAGAAGCGTGGAGCGCCGAGAAGCTCAGGAAGATCCGCAAGAGCCGCGGCTCCTACATCTGGTCAGCGCTTTACCAGGGACGACCCACTCCGCTCACAGGCGGCATGTTCAACAGGAACTGGTTCGAGTTCTACACCGCCGTTGCCTCGGGCGATCGCCCCGCCGTTCTCATGTTCCGCGTGGGAACAGTTGCTTACCGGATCCGGTTCGACGAGCTCACGATGTTCGCTACCGTTGACCTGGCGAGCTCTACAAAGACGTCGGCCGACTACACAGTGGTCCAGGTCTGGGGCTACCTTCCGCGTGGCGCACGCTTGTTCCTTCTCGACCAGGAGCGAGAACGCGTCGAGGGTCCAGAACATGTGCCGATGATGTGGCGGGCTCACCGCAAGTGGGACCTCTCGAGCATATGGGTCGAGCAGGTCAACTTCGAGCTATCGACCATCGCCGACGCGCGCAGGAAAGGGTTGCCCGTTCGGTCGATCCGGCCGAAAGGTGACAAGGTGACTCGTGCACTGCCAGCGACGGCGAAGATGGAAGGCGGCCTGATCCTGTTTCCGTCGAATAAGCCGAAGTGGTGGGATGCTTTCGAAACAGAGTTGCTCGGATTTCCGAAGGCGAAACATGATGATGTCGTCGATTGCCTGTCCTATAGCGTTCAGGCCGCACGCAGGATCCGCGGAATCCATTCAACAGTCGACTACAGCTACGGGGGGGCCGGGAACTACGGAGCTGAAGCCGGCAAGCTAACGAGAAGAAAGCCGGTAATACGCCTGCCGAAAGCAAAGCCTTCCTGATCTGACTTGACGCCTGCCCGTCCTCTCACCTACGATCCGGCAGAAGAACAACACGCCAGGAGGAAGAGCATGGCCCTTGCTGTCACCGTCGTCGATCGCCAGGACATCGGAGATGCCGAGCGCATCATCGCGGACATCACGTTCGACTCGAGCTACCCATGGAACGGTGAGTCGATCACGGCGGCGGATTTCGGTTTTCGCGTCGGCGGCAAGCTGTTCAGTGTTGCGCCGTCAACCAAGGGCAAGTTCCGCCTGGAATCGATCAGCGACCCGGCGCTGAGCTCGCGCGTGTCGCGTGACGACCGCCGAAACCTGATCATTCGCGAGGCAGAGCCGAACCGCCAGGACTTTTTCCTCGGCACCCCGCTTCTTGCCATCGGCACGTCGAGCGCGGCCGAAATCAAGCGGACCAATCCCATTCGCTCGATTGCTGGAGCAACTGCGATTGTTGGCCTCGAGCTCGCGGCCGGCGAGGATGCCTTCACGGCGACCACCCACGATATCGCGGCCGACGCCGACACGCCCCAAGAACGCTGGTATCTCTTGAGCTCGATCGACGGCGCGGCCGTCGTTGTGACTCCCGGCACGATCGCGGATGAGGGCGTAGCCGTTCCTCCCGCGATCCCTTCCGATGCGGCGCCCATCGGCCTGGTCAAGATCGTAGTGGCGGCTGGCGCTACCCCGTTCAATGCGACGACCGACCTGCTTTCTGCTTCGCATCTGACAGTCACCTTCGAGGACCTCGACCAGCAGGTCTACCAGGCGGATGACCTCTCGGCTCTGACCATGCGAGTCGTCGCCGAAGGTCGGTAGCGTCTCGCCCCACAAGTAGGCGCCGATGGCTGACGACTTCAATACGAGTAATCGCATCAATGCGCGCCTCCTCGTGCTCGCCGAGGGTGACGTGGAAGAGGCGAAGCTGCTGCGCATGGCGATCGCCCTGGCGAGCGAGCGGCCGGACATGCTGATGCAGAACCTGGATACCCAGGTGTTCCCCCGCTTCCGACGGTCGATCCTTTCGGGGCGTGGGAAGTCGCATCGGGATGCGCACGCGATGAGCGTCGCCGAGGCGAGGCTGGACATCCGCGAGATCGCTTTCCGAGGTCCTCGCGACCAATTCCGCGAGGAGCACGCAGCCTTCTGCTATCTCATGTATCAGGGCTACCAGCAGCGCTTCGTCGACCGCCACCCCGGCGAGACGCCAGAGGACTTCCTAAACCGAGCACGCAAGAGCACGATGAACTTGACGCGTCTCGTTATTCGCGTGCTGTCGCAGCTCTACCGCCGGCCTCCGAAGCGCGAGGTGGCAGCGGGGACGCCCGAGCACATCAAGAAAGCCCTCACTGATCTGTGGTCGGATCAGTTCAATCTGGACCTGCTGGCCGTCGATCGCTACACGCGGCTGGTCGGAACAGTTGCGGTTCGTCCCTTCTGGGATCCCGAATCTCCTGGCAACATCCGCCTGTGGGCGTTCCTCTCGCACCAGCTCCGGGTCATCCCCGACCCCAGGCGGCCGTGGAAACCAAGAGCTGTCATCGAGCGCCACGAGCCATTCGCAAACCGCTCGCGCGTCATCATCTGGACGGACAAGACCTTCCTGCTCATTACGGAGAAGGGCATCGGCAAGGGCATGTCGCACTCGCTCGGCCGCATTCCCCTGACGTTTTTCAAGGATGACAAGTGCTACACGTCCTTCTTCGTGGAAGGGCGCGGCCGTGGTCTCTGCGACCAGAACGCAACCATCAACGGCAAGCTCACCGACATCAACGAGGTCGAGCAGTTCCAGGGTTTCAGCGTTCCCGTTGCGGTCAACCCAGACGACAAGGTCAAGCTCACCATCGGCCCGCGTCGCCTTGTGGTTTTCAGGCCCGAATCCAAGAACGAGCCGTTTGGCCTGACGTTCGAGTCGCCGGACGCGCCGCTCGCCGAGCTCCGCGCCGGCATTCAGTCCGATGTCCGCAACGTGCTCCGGCAGGAACAGATTCCTGATGCTGCCCTGGGAGCGGAGATCGGTCAGCGGTCACTCTCCGGCGTGGCGATCCGCCAGGCAATGACGCCGATCATCGAGGACAACAAGGAACGCGGCACCATGATGATGCCGGTCGAGCTCGACCTGGCCGATAACGCTCTGCGGATTCGCGCGAAGCACGAGGAGGGCTTCGACTACAACCCAAAAACGGAGCGGCCTGACTTCGTAACGCACTACCAGCCCCTGGATTTCCCCGTCGACATCCGCGACCAAATTGCCCAGGCGGAATTCGATGTTGCCCAGGCCATTCGCACGCCAGCGGGAATCATGCGCGAAAGGGATCCCGTGCGCTTCAAGACCCATGAGGATGCCCTGGCGCAGTGGAAGGCGCAGATAGAAGAGCTTCGCGGCGCTGGCTTCCCCGTTCCAGTCGTGCTGGACGACGGCGGGCCTGATGCCGACCTAGTCCCCCCGCCGCGCGAGCCTGAAGTGGCCGAGCTCGAGGATTTGGAAAATCTCGTGGTCATCGAAGCCGATCGTGTGCTGGCTGGCGGGAACGGCAAGTCCAAGTCAAGGGGAACCGCACTGGACGAGGCCTTGCTCGGTCGGTTCTAACAGTTCAACAAGGTTGGACCTCCTGACGCATCGAAGGGGTATGTTGGTGCAAGGAGCGAAGCATATGAAGGTCGTCGACCGCATTCGTGGGTGGCTAACCAAGCGCGACAAGCGCATCAGATTGCGCCGAGAGACTGACGTCGACGGGGGCAACCCGCCCTGGTGGCTCCGGGTCCATTCGCGCGCAGCAGGTTCGATCGCAGAGCGCCGGCCGCAGCCTCTCATCAAGTGCCCAAGCGGACACCGTTTCGGCGTTTTGGGAGCCCACGGGATAGACGACCAGGGCCGTGTCAGTCCGAGAGTCGGATGCCCAGAAGAGGGATGCGGATGGGCGGCGCTGGTCGAGCTCGAAGGGTGGGCACGGTGACAGGACCAGTGCCTCTTTTGGACCAGGACCTGGTCGACATCATCGAAGACGACGGTGAGGATCTAAATAGCTGGGAGGTAAACTTCATCAGCGACATGGTCGACAGGTTGAGCGAGGGCAAGCCGCTTTCTGATGGCCAACGGAAGAAGGCCGAGCAGATATACGAACAGCGTGTTTCGTGAGCACCTTCGCCGACCGCATTGCCCAGCGATGGTGCAAGAGCCGCCGGAAGGCCGAGCAAAAATCCGACGCCGAGCTCGAGGCAAAAATGGCGGCGGATCCCCACAGAGAGCCACCGAGCTCTCGGCGTCGCCGGTCGTCATCGCCGGCGCCGGCGGAAACGAAGCCTGCGCCCAGGGAGGATCCCATCCCCGTCTGGATCTTGCGGCGTGCTTACGGCATTCCCTTGCCGGGGGATCCGGGTGCGGAAGATGCGGAGGTCGTCACAGCCTGGCCTGCTGATGTGCTCTCGATCGTTGGGCGCGTCAAGAGGCTTGAGCCTGGAGATCTTCCACCAGCACCGTTCCTCCTGAATCCCTGGACGCGAATCACGAACGCCGAACGCTGGCTCGAGGGGATTCGGGCCGAAGTAGACCTCGGTCCCAACAGCGCGCGAGCTCGGACCGGTGTGTTGCGCGAGGTTCTGCGCTACTTGGCACCGCTGATCGACGCCAAGGGACCAGTCTTCCAGGTCCAGGCCTGATGCCGGCATCTGACGGTGAGGCGTTCGTAGGTGCCATGGACAAGATGCTGTGCGGCCTTGAGCGAGACCTGCAGCTGAGCGCGACGGAACTCGAAGGCGTCCGCTCCAGCCTCGTCAACGACCTTCGCGCGATCGGCACCGAGGACCTCGGCAAGCTCGGGACCATTCGCCAGGGCGGTGTGCGTATCTTGACGCCGAGTTCACAGACGATACGCCAGCTCGGCCTCACGAGCCAACGCAGCGAAGAGCGGTTCAGCCGGTTCCGTTTGCAGTGGCTGAACAAGGATCAGCTTTCACAACGCCCGACCGCGCCGAGTTCCACCGGCACAGCAATCGGCTGGCGCGAAATGCGAAAGAGTTTCTGCGTGAAATTGCCGAACTCGAGCCGGAGCTGGCGGACGAGGTCGAGGCGACCATTGCCCAGATTGAAGACGCGAGGAACGACCTGCTTAAGCTCGAGGCCAAGAGCTTTACCAGCTTGACGGAGACGCTGGGCAGATCGGCCAACAACAGGATGACCCGTGCGCAGGCCGGCGCCGCGATCGACACCTACGACATCAACCGCCAGCTCTGGAACCAGTCGCTGCTCGAGCACCCCCAGGGCGTCGTGCGCGGGATCATGGCCGACAGCGCTGAACGAATGGCGGCGCGCATTTCGAACATTACAGGACCCGAGATCGCGAAGCGGGCGTTCATGATCCCAGCCGTGTGCCCCTCGGGTCCGAGCGCAGTGCTTCTCGATCGCGGCGGTCGGACTGCTGAACTTGCCTGGCGTGTGATGAGCGTTGAGCAGCTCGCGGCGCGCGCGGCCGGACTGGCGACAGCGACCCAGGCTGCTGGCGGCGGCTTCCGCACGTTGGGCGAAGGGCCGGGGACGCGCGAATTTTATATACCTGTGCCGCCGGAGAACGTCGACGAAGTGCGCAAGCTGATGAAAGAGCGGCGCAAAGAATTCCTTGCGACCGAGGGGCCGTGAATCACTTCGTCATCGTCCCCTTCCTGCGTGCCGGCGACCTTGACGCCAAACAGCACAGGTTTTCCGCTGAGTCCCTTGAGCGTCTTGCAGCTACAAACCAGCGGGAGCTGACGTTCGACGGCGAGATGCTCTGGCTTCGATCGGAGACGGTATCGCCATCGGCAGGACCGGTCGGTTACCCTGACAAACAGGAGGAAGCCGATGCCAGTCAAAGCAGAAGAGCGCGAAGGAAAGTGGCGGGTGGTCAACGTCGAGCGACGCCATCGAAACAAACGCGGCCGGAACTCCGGTCGACGGCGGAGGTCATGATACGCGGGACGAAGCTGAGGCCCAGGCGCGTGCGATCAACGCGCGAAAAGGAGTGCGCGCCGAGCTCGTCAACGCACTTGGGCTCGGGCTGCCTGGGTTCCTCACGAACGAGGATCCGGGAATAGCAGCTGGCCTTGCCGTCGCCATCAAGACCGGTGATCCGGTTGGACCGTTTGCCGGTATCACCGAAGTCCCCGTCGGCCTGCTCGAGATCATGCCGGCTTCCGAGCTTTCACGGTTAAAGGACGCGCGTGCCCTGTTCTGGGTTCCGCTCGAGGCCACGGCAATCGAGATCGGCGGCAACACGGCCGGCGATCACCGCTGGGTGGTCCGCAAGAGTGGCGAAGGCTACGGCGTGTTCAAGGGGTCGCAGAAGGGCGGCCAGCACGCAACACGTGAGGCTGCCCAGAGGTGCGCCGACGCTCGTAACCGGATGGCAACCGCTGGCCTGCCGGACATGGACGAAGACACGATGCACACGATCGTCCAGCGAATGGAAGCAGCTGGCATGTTCGAGACGCGCGCCGCGCTCACGCACAACAGCACGACAGATGACGACGAACCTCAGTGGAGCGAGGTTGAAAAAACAGCCTTGCCGGGCAATGCTCACGCGGATTCTGAGCTTCGATCGTTCCCCCATCATTTCGTCCGCGGCGGGAGAAAGGACCCCGAAACAGGGCGGCTTGTCGACGGCGAAATGTTCCTACACAGGGGCGGCCTGGGTGCTGCAAGAGCAGCAGCAGGTGGTGCTCGCAGCGGACAGAAGGCCAGCCAGAAGGTGATCGACCACCTCAACAGCCACCCGTCTGCCGAGGATTTGGCCGAGGGATCCTGACCTCCAGGATGGATAGGGGCTTGATCTTCCTCCCGCGCGGTCGTAGGCTGCGAGCGTTGGCAGCACGTATCGGCGTCTAAGGAAGAACGCACAGAAAATGATGCTGGATGCTGCCAACAACACATCCGGTTTCGCTCCGGGCGAAGGTGGCGTGGCGTGTAACCACGCGACCCGAGCCCACATACACCGGAGAGCGAGGGGAGTGCGATGACCATCGCTCCCTCGAGCTCCATTCTTTCCAAGCTCGCCATCCTCGCCACAATCCTCGCGCCCAAGGTCGACGAAACCACGGCCGACTCCGGATCGCCCCCAGCTCCGGGCGCGCTAACAGGCAAGCTCTGGAAGATCACCGTCATCAAGGCAGGTCGCGCGCTCACCGGCGACGACTATCCCGCTGAGGTCCTGCGCGAGTCGCTCGACATCTTCCGCGGCCTGCCGATCAACGCCTTTCGCTTCGGTGAGGACATCGACCCCGAAAACCCGGACTCGGGTTTCCACCATTTGCCCGAGGAGCACACGGGCAATCCGAGTGGACAACCGGCTGCGAATGTCATCGGGCAGATCACCAACGAGGTCTGGTGGAACGAGGAAGAGCAGGCCATCGAGGCCTTCGCTGCGATCGACGACGCCCAATGGCAAGCTCGCCTGCTGAACACGCATGCGCGCGGCGCGATCGGCAAGGGCGCCGACGTCGACGTCCTTGGCTTCAGCATCTTCGCCCAGGTGCTCAAGACCGCAGACGATCGAGTCGCCAAGTTCGTCAAGGGCGAGAGTATCGAAGTCGTGACCAATCCAGCAGCCGGCGGCGCATTCGTGTCGATCGTCGCCGAAGCCCCTTCCGAGGTCCCCATGCTTCTCAAAGCGCTCCGAGCCGAAGGCAGCCTGTCCGACGACGCGATGCTCCGCGTCATTCTTCAGGAAGTGAGCGAGCGCATCGATGCACTGGTGTTCGGCCAGAGCTCTCGCGAGCTCACGTCGGACCAGAAGAAGGCAGCTCTTACTGCCCTAGCACAAGACATCATCGGAATGGGGACGAGCACTCCCCCCCCGGCGGGCTCCATCGAGGCAGCGGTGCTGGAGCGGATCGAACAGGCCAAGAACGAAATCGAAGACCCCCAGGAGGGCAACATGGACCCGGCGACCATTACCAAGCTCGTGGCCGAGACGGTCAAGGCAGAGCTCGCGACGGCGAAGGCCGCCGACGAGGCAGCGAAAGCGGCTGCTCGCGCGGCCGAGCACGACCCGATCGCCGACCTGAAGACCTTCCTCGAGTCGCTCAGCGCCGAGGAGAGGATGCCCGCGCTCCAGAAAGTGCAGGTCATGCTCGCCGAACTCGGAGCCATGATCGAGGCCGGCAGCGATGGCGGCGGGATGACTCAGGACGAGTTCGCGGAGTTGGCCGCGGAGCTCAAGGCGGTCACCGAGGAGAAGGACAGCAAGAAGCAGCGCGCCGCGCTCGCCAAGGTGCTCGAGTCGATCACGAAGACCGACGACGCCCCGAGCCCCGAGGCCCTCGAGCTGAAGAAGCTCAAGGAGGAGCTCCGTGACCAGGCGCTGAAGCACGAGCTCGAGAAGCTCGGGCCCGAACTCGGCCTACACAACGCCGCGGCCGTCCTGGGCATGGCCGACATCTCTGGCGTCACCGTCAAGGGGACTGAGGTGAAGGGACTGCGCGAGGCAATCGAGGCGGTCGTGAAGGACAACCCCTGGGTGGCCGGCGAGGTCAAGGCCGGTGACGGTGGCACGCCGAGCTCGACGGGGAGCGCGGGCGACGGTGGCGGCGCTGGCACGGCAGACGCCGAGAAGGCCCTGGCCGACGCGAAGCTTGCGGCCGACAAGGCCAATGCGGAAGCCAAAGAGGTGGCGAAGGCTGCGGCCAAGAAGGCCGACGAGCTCCAGGCCCTTTCCGCGGCGACGATCCGCGAGTCGGTCGACGCTGGCGGCATCGGAGCCATGCCCGACAGCCTGGCCAACACGGTCAAAGAGCTTCAGGTGAGAATCGCCAGGGGCGGCGACATCGAAGCGGCCCTGAAATACAAGCGCCTGCGCGCACAGCTCGTCGGTTCCCCCGGCGGGTAGCACAAGTTCATCGGTTCCGGCTGCGTAGCCGAGGGTCGACCAGAAAGGCACAGCTAGCTCATAGCTAACAGGAGACAGACATGACGGACCTCACCACCTTCCTGGCCGGGACCACCCTCCCCGAGCTCCTCGAGAGCAGGGGGCTTGAGGATCCCGTGGCCTTCATCACCCGCTTCGAGTCGGCGTTCCTCACGATGCTCGGCTTCCCGCAGATGGAAGTCATCACGGCGAACTTCCACAAGTGGCCCGAGGACAAGCTGAACGCCGACTCCGCCACCTTGGACGATGCGACGCTCTCGGCCGTCGCGACGACGATCAACGTCACGGCCGGTCAGGGTGTTCGCTTCAGAGCTGGCGACATCGTTCAGTTCGACGGTTCTCGTGAGCTGATCTCAGTCACGTCGGTCGCGACTGACGCGCTAACCGTGGTCCGTGCCATTCGCAGCACGACCGGCGAGACGCAGGTGCAAAACGATCTCCTCCAGGTCATGAACAACCCCAACACCGAGGCTGGCACGGCGAAGGTAGCCAGGCCTACCGAACTCGAGCAGAACAGCAACTTCACCGAGATGTTCGACGAGACCGCGAGCGTGTCGAATAAGATGCGCAAGACCATGAACATCGGCAACGTGGGCGACCAACTCGACCACCAGGTGCTGCGTGCCCAGCAGGACCTGATCCGGCGCATTGCCAAGACGGTCATCAACGGCCGTCGCCAGGACACCAATCCCGAAGGCACGGCCTCGGTTGCGTCGACCATGGACGGCATCGTTCAGTTCATCCTGACCGGCGCCGACTCGGTGGTCGTCGACGCCCTTGGCGGTGCGCTCACCGAGGACCTGCTCAACCAGGCCATGGAGGATTCGTGGTCGAGCGGCGGGTCGCCGACCCTCATCGCGATTGGCCCGAGGCAGCGGCGAGCAATCTCCAAGCTGATGGAAGGTCGCGTTCGGTTCAGCGTCGATGAGACGACCTTGGGCGTCGTGGTCGAGCGCTTTGTTTCCCCCGTCGGCGGCGTCGTCGACGTCATGGAGGCCGACAAGCACATGCCCAAGGACATCGTGCTCATTCTGGACCGCTCGAGGCTCAGCCTGAAGAAGCTCGGCGCCGACGGCGACCCTTTCGAGATCGAGGACCTCAGCAAGACCGGGCACGTCGACAACAAGCTGGTGAGTATCGAGCTCACCCTGGAGGCGAAAAACACGGACGACGGCGGTCACGCCCTGATCCAAAACCTGTCGGCTGCGTAGCGGACAGCCGACTCCGCCGACAGCTCGCGGGGGTAGCATGAGCGGCCGGGGTCGGTGAAATATCGACCTCGGCCGTTTGCTTGTGATAACGTCTCAGAAGAAGAAGAACGACAACAAGGAGCGAACAAGTGGCACAGGTGAAGGACGCGAAGAAGAAGACTCGTTTGTGGGGCTTCCTGGTTGCATACGGATTCACGCCGGCCGGACAGAGCACCCGCATCACCCCCCCCTACTTCAAGACCGACCGGCGCGGCCTGGCAGAGTGCTGCCGAAAAGCCAAGGGGGCCACGGAGCTGACGCCCAAGCAGATGGAGGAATACGAAGCGGCCCAGGCATTCCTCAACCCAGAGACCATGAAGGAGCGGCTCACGAGGGCCGTCCAGCAGGACGAGTCGGAGCGCGCGGAGGCACAGCAAGCTGCCAAGGAAAAAGCGTCAGCGGCCAACACAGCGGCGCAAGCAGCCGAGCAACGTGCAGCAGAGGCAGCCGATCGCGTCAAGGAGCTGGAAGCAGCGCAGGTGAAAGCTGCACTGGTGAAGACCGGCCAGACTCCGGCCGAGGACGATCTGTTCGACGGCGAAGACGAAGGCGAGAGCTCAGGTCTGTCCCTGGAGGAGCTCGAGACCATGGACGAGGACGAGCTCTCCGGCGTGCTCGAACTCTACAGCGTCCCCGTCCCTAGGCTGTCGAAGCGTGCGGATCTCCTGCGGATCGCGCAGGAGCTGGTCAAGGGGAACAAGCGCGAGGAGGAACCGGCTAAAGCCGAGTAACTCATGAGCTTGCCCATCGACCATCCCTACATCACGACCGGAGACGGGGTTCCCGTTTCAGAGGCGTGGCGGTTTGATGGGTTCGACGACACCAACACCGACCGTGGCCGGCTGCACATTACAACAGTCATCGTGGGCGCCACCCTTCGCTTCGACTGCTTCAAGGATCGCGGCAAGACCATCCTGGTCTGCCAGGGGGCAGCAGCCCAAGGTGCGCGAGCGACCTTGGCAGAGATCAACGGATCGGGGATCTCTGGGTCGGTGTTCGTGCTCTCGGTATCCGAAGACGCGAAGCTCACGATCTACCTGGCCCTGGCTACCGATGTGGACATCGAGAAGCGCGACGACCGCATTAGCGGCCTGCTCGGCGAAGAGCCGGCCGAGTGCGACTTCCGTAGCGTGTGGGAAGCGGTCAGCCGCGAATTCTACCTGCGTGTCCAGGGCGACATTCCGCCGCCAGCGTTCGTGAGCGATCCCTTGCGCTTTCCCGGAACGGGATCCCAGCAAACGTCAGGAGTCAGAGGCCTGGCCGATATTCGCGGCATCGATCTGTGGCACTTGAACGGCGAGGGCGACTGGGAGCTCAAGGGTCTTGAGAATGTCATCGACTGGCGAACGTGGGCGGTCAACTTCTCGCTCTGGCTCATCTGGGACCGCCACGCACGCAGCGGAGATGATGGCTTGGTCGAGCGGGCAAACCGCTACCTGGAGGATTCCGAGCGGATGTGGTCGCGCATTCCCTACATGGTCGACTCCGATCGCGACGAGGTAGCAGACCGGCCGCTTAGCATTCGATCCATGACACTCGAGCGCGGCTAATGGCCAGGCCGCGGGGGATCCTCTCTTTCGAGTGGTCGTTCGACTCTCTCACTCCGGCCCTGAAGAACGCACCGCGCGAGACCCAGGCGGCCGTTGCGCAGGTGATCGAGAAGACGACTGACCGCGCCTTCCGCATTGTCAAGAACCGGACCCCCGTCAACAGCGGCAACGCGCGGCGCGGATGGCGCAAAGAGTCGCGTGGCACCTCTGGCCGTGTCTTCAACGCTGTTGACTACATCAACGTGCTGGAGTTCGGCCCCTATCCCGTGACGTCGGCGAACCGCACGAGCCGTTCAGGCGGGATCCGTCGTGGTGGTGCAATTCTTGGGGGGGCACCGCCGGCGAGAAGGACGCAGCGAGCCCCGGGCGGCGAGCCAAGTATGCGGAGCAACGTGAGCCGGCAAGCTCCGCAGGGAATGGTCCGCAAGACGCTCAAGGACATCGAGCCGCGATTCGTTGCGGATCTCACCGATGCGATCAACAGCCTCCCATCCTGGACACGCTGATGGCAAAGCCGATCAGAAACGAGGACGTGGAACGCAGCCTGATCAATCACATCGCAAAGGAGATCGTCGAAGGCGTGTCGATCGACACGTCTGGTGAGCGGTTCGAGCCGGAGAAGCACCGCGAATGGATCGAGCCTCGCATCGGCACGCTCATTCATGAGCAGCAGAGTCGGCCGGACGAAGAGTTCGCGCGCATGGACTTAGTGGTCCGTTGCTTCGTCAAAGTGGAGCAGAAGGGCCGCCGTCGACTCGACCTGTCCATCCTGGTCGATAAGGTGCTGGACGTCCTGGGAGGCGAGCGCCAGGTGAACGCGGCCATCATCCGGCTCGAAGACAAGACCGACGTCGGGCGCATTCAGTTCGGGTCGTCGGAGCAGTCGCGTGCGTTCGGAACAGCCATCACCGTTGCTGGCGTCTCGATCATTGGGCTAGACGTTGCTACGATCCTGATACCCACACTGGTCACGGGCGACCCTTAGAGGAGAAACGACATGCCAACCAAGAACCTCCGCCAAGGGCGAGTCAAGATCCGCAGTGGGGACTCCGTGGTGCTTGAGAAGATAGCACCGTTCAGTGAGGGCGATTTCACTTTCACGCGGACGAAGAACACGATCCAGGTCAAGAACCGCGGGTCGCTAGACCATCTTCGCAAGGGTGACGAGGAAGCGGTCACGTTCACCTTCTCGGCCAAGTTCGTCGACAAGACCCTGCGGCGCACGCTCGAGGAGTTCATCTTTGACGGCAAGACCAAGAACGTCACCGGCCTCACGGGTGGCGCGCTCAACGAGAACATTCCCCTTGACTACGCCTACGAGCAGGACAGCCTGCAGGTCGCGGCGTCCGAGACGGCGTTCACAAAGATCGCAAATGGTGCAACTCCGATCTCTGGCGAATTCGCGGAGGAGCTCAAGACGCGAGACGACCTCGAGGAAGTGGCCATGGTCGGTGACGCAGAACTCGTCACGCCGGTCCCAGGTGAGTTTGCCGTGTTCATGCCAGGCGGTGACACCGACCTGAACGTGGTCTATGACGCGATCGGCAAGAGCACGCTGGACCCAGGAACGTCGGACGTCAAAACGTTCACGATCGACCTCGAAAAGCTGGACGTGGCGCTGGCCAAGCAAGGGATCGTCGACGAGATCTATCGCCTGCGCAACTGCGTGGTCGAGACCGTTGAGCAGGCTGAGGGTGACGAGTTCGACCTCGTGACCTTCACGGGTTTCGCCTACGTGAGCAAGCCGGACATCATCACCGTCTAGCTCGGGGGCTGAGCAATGCCAACGAAGAATCTCCGTCAAGGCCGCATTCGCTTGTTCAGTGGCGATACGCCTGTGCGGCTCGAGAAGACGGCACCGTTCACCGAGGGCGATCTCACCTACACGATCAGCAAGACGACGATCCAGGTGAAGGATCGCGGCAAGTTCACCAAGGGGCGCGGCCATCTGCGCCGCGGTGACGACGAGGCCGTTACGTTCTCGTTCTCTGCGAAGCTTACTGACCGGACCTTGCGCGAAACCCTTGAGGACTACATCTGGGACGGCCAGGCCTTCGACGTCGTGGGCCTCACGCCGCAGGTGAATCAGACAGCGAACCTCCCCTACGCCTACCGGCAGAACAGCCTGCAAGGCGCCAGCGGCGAGGCGATCGCCACCAAGCTGGCGAACGGCGCAACGCCCTCGAGCGACGGCGAGTTCGCCGAGCTCGTAGGTGCGCTCAACAGCGAGGGTGAGATCGTTGAGGTCAACCCGGGCCAGTTCCAGGTGCAACCCGGCGCAGCCGACACCGACATGCTTGTGACCTTCGACGCAGTCGGCAAGAGCACCCTGGATCCGAAGGGCGTCCTACCTCCGAGCTGCGAGGCTGACAGACGGACTCTCTTGATCGTGCTCGAGAAGATCAACGTGGCCCGCGAAGACAAAGTGGACGAGGTCTACGAGCTCAATCACGCCACGCTCGAGACCGTTGAGCAGGCTGAGGGTGACGAGTTCGACCTCCTGACTTTCACCGGCCTGGCCTACGTGACCAAGGTGCCTGTTGGCGAACTCATCGAGGGCCCGAGCGCGGACGTCATCGAGGTCGAGATATTCGACTCGATCGTGGTCGACGACGAGCTGGAGATCACCTTCAACGACACGATCACGCGTGAGCAGCAGGACGTCATCGCTGTGACCGACAGCATCGCGATTGAGCTAACGCAGTAGAAGCCACCGGCGCGCGCGCGCGGCCCTAACAGCGCGCAGGAGCGAAGTATGAAAATTCTTGGACACTCTGGATTAAAGCCACGAACCGAAAAGGTCCGCATCGGTGTATCGGAGGATGACGACACACCCATCGAGCTCGTGTTGAAGGCGCCACGCCTGCACAGCCTTACCAGGATCGATGAAGAGCTCCAGGAGCCTGAGCCCCCCGAGGCCCCAGAGGCTCCAGCGACCGGAGATGTTGCACGCGACAACCGAGGTCGGGTCCGCAAGGATGAGTTCGACCGTCCGATAGTTGCCCGTAACTACGAGGACCCCGCCTACCTAAAGGCGCTCGAGGACCACAAGGCGAAGCTGGCAGAGCACGAAAAGGTTGAGGCCCAATACGGCCGAGCATCAACCATGGGCATGCTTCTTGAGTGCCTCGGTGGCCAGGTAGTCCTGAACGTGTCGCGAGATGACTACCAGGAACTCAAGCACGACGGCACGGAAAATACAGACAGAAAGGGGTCGATGGTCGACTACTACGATGCCGTGTGGGATGAGTTCGAAGCAGCCAACATCGACCTGGTGGCCCTCGGCCAGCTCAGCAAGGCAGCACTGCGCCTGACCGGTGTTGAGGATTCCGAGATCAGCGATGCCAAGGCAACCTTGGGCTCGACCTCGGGAAACTAGAGGAGGGGCAGGCTCGCACCCAGCTCTACTGGGAGCTGAGGATATGGGAGTTGTTTCGGGACCTGCCCCCCTGGCCTACCTATCCAGGCGGCCCATCGTTCTCTGCTCTTGTCCGGGAGGAACAGGTGTTACTCTTGTGCTATGTAGCGATGAGAGACAAAGAGGAGAACCACGGTGGCGGCTGAACTAGAAGGCAGAATCGGCGGCGATGCGCGCGGCTTCCTGCAGGCTAGCAAGCAGGCCCAGTCGTCCCTTTCGCGGCTGACAAAAAGTGGGGACAAATCAGGCAAGTCCCTCACAGGCGCTTTCAAGAAAGTTCGTGCGTCGCTCAACAGTGCGGCCAAGGCAGCGGCAAGCGCAGCCATCAAGTTCGGTGCCGTGGCTGCTGCGGCGGGAGCTGCTGCGCTTGCGGCGGGGGCCATCAAGGCCATCAACTTGGCGCGCGTGCAGATCAAAGCCGAGCAGCAACTTGCAGCGGTCCTGAAGTCGACAGGCAACGCAGCCGGAGTAACCGCGAAAGAGCTGCTCGCGCAGGCAAGCGCGCTGCAGCAAGTCACGAACTTCGGTGACGAGACAACCATCAGCGCGCAGGCAATGCTGCTCACGTTCACCAAGATCGGTCGTGACGTCTTTCCGCAGACGACCGAAGCGGTTTTGAACATAGCCACGGCTATGAAAACGGGGCTCAAGGAAGCCGCGACCTTGGTGGGCAAGGCGCTGAACGATCCGATCAAGGGACTGACGGCGCTGACACGTGTAGGCATCACCTTCACCGAAGCACAAAAGGAGCAGATCAAAGCCTTCGAGGAAACAGGGCAGACGATGAGGGCCCAGACGGTCATCCTGAAAGAGCTCGAGGTGCAGTTCGGCGGTTCGGCTCGAGCGATTGCTGATCCGCTCATTCAACTCAAGAACACGATAGGCGACGTGGGCGAGGAGATCGGGAAGGTCCTGATCCCTGCCGTTAATTCGCTCGCGAAGGCGGCCATTCCCGTCTTCG